GCTCAAACAAGTACAGCGTTAGCAATCTCTGGTGGTGCTATCGCTACTCAAGCTACTGTTGGTTCTAAAGTAAAATTCTACAGTGGTGCTTCTGGTACTGGTACATTACTTGGTGCTACTACTCTTGCTGGTATTACTAGCGCAACTGCTGCTACATTATCATCAAATCCAGGAATCGCATCTGGTATTATTTCTATTGTTTTTGAATGGGAATATATCGATGAGTTTGTTTCTGCTCCAGGAACATCCGCTTATGCAACAAACAATGGTTATGCTTCTGCTAAAGATGAGATGCATATTGTTGTTGTTGATCGCTTAGGACAGTTTACTGGCGTGCAAGGCGCAGTTCTAGAAAAGTTTGGTAACGTATCTAAAGCAGCTGATGCTGTATTATCAGATGGTTCAAACAACTACTACAAAACTGTTATGAATCGCGACTCTGGTTATATCTGGAATCTTCGCGATATCGATGATATTGTTACTAACACATATCTAAATACAGCAAGCGCAGCTGCTTTCGCAGTTAATATCTCTACAAGTGGTATGGGTGCTAACACTGTATTTACAACATTCAAGCGTCCATATACAGCTCTTATGGGTTATGCTGTTACTGAGTCAAATGGTTCTATTGCTATTATGACCAATGGTAAGGGTACTGATGGTTACACAGTATCTTCTAAAGCGCATGACGCAGCAGTTAAATCTGGTTTATTATCAGCATATGCTCTTTTCGCAAATACAGAAGCAATGGACGTTGGTCTAATCTGTGTTGGTGAAGTTGAATCAACTGTTGCTAAGTACGTTATCGGTAGTGTTGCTGAAGTTCGTAAAGATTGTATCGTGTTTGTTTCTGCTGCTAAGGACGATGGTTCTACATTGACTCCAGTTACAAAAACAGCAGACTTCCAATATTTGATAAACTACAGAACTGCTTCAACTAACTCTGTAAATACATCTACTTCATACGCTTCTATGGATAGTGGCTACAAGTATATGTATGACAAGTATAACGACAAGTATATCTATGTTCCATTGAACGGCGATATCGCTGGTTTATGTGCTCGCACTGACTTTGCTGCTGACCCATGGTATTCTCCAGGTGGTTACAATCGTGGTGTTATTAAGAACGTAGTTAAGTTAGCATACAATCCAACTCAAACAGAACGTGACAGTCTATATAAGAATGGTATTAACCCAGTTGTTACATTCCCAGGACAAGGTACAGTTCTATTTGGCGACAAAACAATGTTGACAAAACCAAGCGCATTTGATCGTATCAACGTGCGTCGTTTGTTTATCGTTCTCGAGAAAGCAATTTCAACAGCATCGAAATATCAACTGTTTGAATTTAACGACTCATTTACTCGTGCCCAGTTCCGCAACTTGGTAGAACCATTCTTGCGTGATGTTCAAGGTCGTCGTGGTATCTATGATTACAGAGTTGTTTGTGATGAAACAAACAACCCTGGACAAATTGTAGATTCGAATCAATTCGTTGCTGATATCTTCATTAAGCCAGCTCGTTCAATCAACTTTATCACTCTTAACTTTGTTGCCGTTAGAACAAATGTAAGTTTTGAAGAAGTTGGAGCATAATCCTAAATAAAGAAAAACAGGAGAAATAAAAAATGGCAGACATCTCAGCATTTAAAGCCAACCTAGCACTCGGTGGCGCAAGAGCTAACCAGTTCTACGTTCAGCTACAATTCCCTGCGTCTGTGGGCGCAGGTCCAATTATTGGACAAAAGGGACAATTCCTATGTAAAGGTGCACAATTACCAGCTTCAACAATTGACAATACCCCAGTTCAATACCGTGGTCGTCAAGTGAACTTTGCTGGTGAGCGTACCTTCGCACCATGGACAATTACCATCCTTAACGACAATGACTTTGCTTTACGCAATGCATTCGAGGCATGGATGAACTCAATCAATAACAACCAAACTAATACAGGAACAATCATTCCTAATCAGTATCAAGTTGACATGCAAGTGTACCAACTCGATAGAAATGGTAATGCCGTTAAAGAATATAAATTCATTGACGCATATCCTACTGAAGTTAGTGCTATTGAATTGAACTTTGATACAAACAACCAAATTGAAGAATTTACAGTAACATTGCAATACAATTACTGGACTTCTCAATCTACTGCTGGCAATGGCGCATTTGGCGTTGGTGTTACAGTAAATACACCAATAGGAAATCTACCGCTTCCAGTACGTATTCCTGGTATTAACTAAATATATTTTTAATGTTTCTGTGGAGATAGTATGGACTTTTTTGGTTTTGAGATCAAAAGGAAAAAGGATCAAGAACTCGAATCGGTGGTAGCCCCACCGATCGATGATGGTTCTACGTTAATTGCGAGTCAGGCAGGTTATTATGCTCAAACTCTCAATACAGACACGCAAATCACGACCGAAAACGATCTGCTAAAGAAATATCGAGAGATTGCTGGGTTCACTGAGGTGGACGCAGCAATTGAAGATATCGTAAATGAGGCGATTGTTGCTCAGGATAATGAGAAAATTGTAGAGTTAAATTTACAAGATCTAAAAGTCTCTGATGGTATCAAGAAGAAAATAAATGACGAATTCGACAATGTTTTATCATTGCTCGGATTTCACATCAAAGGTCATGAGATTTTTCGTAGCTGGTATGTTGATGGAAGAATCAACTATCAAATACTCTTAGATGATAAAAATATAAAAGCAGGTATTAAAGAACTGCGTTATATTGATGCAGCTAAGATTAGAAAAGTCAAAGAAGTAAAAAAAGAACGTGATAAGAAAACAGGTGTCGAGGTTGTAAAGGCAGTTGAAGAGTATTACGTTTATAATGAAAAAGGTATTACTACTAGCACAGCAAACGGAGTTCGTTTGAGTGGTGACAGTGTTGTATCTTGCACTTCTGGTATTATTGATATTGGTAAACAGATGGTATTAAGCCATCTACACAAGGCAATTAAACCAGTCAATCAGTTAAAGATGATTGAGGATTCCCTTGTGATTTATCGTGTAAGTCGTGCTCCTGAGCGTAGAATATTCTACATCGATGTGGGTAACTTACCAAAGATTAAAGCGGAACAGTATATCCGTGACATCATGAACAAGTATCGTAATAAACTTGTATATGATGCTACTACTGGCGAAATTAAAGATGACCGCAAGCATATGTCTATGCTTGAAGATTTCTGGATGCCACGTCGTGAGGGTGGTAAAGGTACAGAAATTACTACACTTCCAGGTGGTGGGAATCTTGGTCAATTAGATGACGTTGAGTATTTTAAACAAAAGCTGTATCATTCATTAAATGTTCCTATGACTCGCATGTCGCAAGATGGCGGTGGTATGTTTAATATTGGCAAGTCAGCAGAAATCTCACGTGATGAGATTAAATTTAGTAAATTTATTTCTAGACTTCGTACTAGATTTTCTTCATTGTTTTCAGATATTCTTCGTGTACAACTTATCCTCAAGGGTGTGATTCGTGAGGATGAGTGGGAAGAGATTAATTCCCGTATACGCTATGACTTTAACAAAGACAACTACTATGCTGAGCTGAAAGAAAATGAAATTCTTTCAGGTCGTTTAGGAATGTTACAAATTATGGATCCATTTGTTGGTAAATATTTCTCTAAAGAATATGCGCTTGATAAAGTTCTTCGCCTGACTGAAGATGAAATTAAACAAATTGAAACAGCTATCGAAACAGAAAGAGATGATGAATATCTCAAAGCCGATCATGATGGTACAGTTGCTGGTGTAACACAAACAGCACAACAATCATACTTACAGCAGAATGCTCCACCTGAAACCCAGGAAGCACCTACTTCTGATAAGAAACAATAAGGAGAGCAATAACATGACACAACAAATTCGTGACCTAATCGATTCAATCGTAGATGAGAATCCAGTTCAATCAGAAAAAACATTCAATGACGTTATGTCTGATAGAATTGCTGACAGATTACAAGACTACCGTCAAGCAATCGCAAATACATTTTTCAATCCAGTTGTAGCTGAAGAAAATTCAACAGCTGATACTGGAGATGGTGAACATGGTGATGGTCAATATCCGTCACCACAAATGGATATGGCTCAAGGAAATGAGGAAGTTCCTGCTGAAGAAACTCCAGTTGAAGAAACTCCTACAGAAGAGACGCCAGAGTAAATGACTTTAAATGATTTTGTTAAATCAATTTACAGTAAAACAGGCAAGTACGGAAACGTAGTTGCCGTCTCATCACATTATGACCATCAAATTGTCCAGAATGATGAGGGCAATTATTATGTTGATGGTGTGATGGTAGAAGCAAAATTACATGATTTAGAGGAAGTGAAACAATACATTGAACTACAACAATCAGCAAACGAAACAAAAATAAAATTATACGAAGATATCTCTGATATAAGAATAGCAGGAATTATCAAGAAACATTATAATACAAAGATTACAACAAAATTAGTCGAATCATACTTAGACCTTGCTTCCTCTAAAACTTTTACAATTGATCCAGTGTTACTGGAGATGCGCCTCTCATATAGAAATGCTAATCTTGTTGAAAACAAGTTAGATTTCAGACTAAATGATGGAAAACAGATAGCAATTAATGAAGAAACTGTAAAGAAAATTGTAGAATTGCTAAATAGTAGTAACGATAAAGAAGAAATCCTAGACTATATGAGGGAAAATGTTAAAAATTTTCTATCAGTAGTAAGGCAAATATAAGGGATAAGAAATGGCAGTCACAAAAACAGTTCTAAGAGTAACCAACAATCGAGCAGTGATTCGTGTTGTTGGCACAACTGCTGGTGATACCGCAACAATTGCACTGGCCACTGATCTAGTTGGTTCTGGTGATGCGTTGACATCTGGTGGTACACCGACAGCTATAATTAGTAAAGTAAAAACAAGCAGCGCAAACCATGTACATCTAACACGCAATAGTGTTAATGTTGCTACATTTTTTGGTAGTGATGTTATTGAAGAATCTGATTGGGTTCTCACCGACCAACCAACACATGATGTTGTTGTTACATTTAATGGTGGCGCAGGTATGGTTCTTATAGAACTTACAAAAGTTTCTGGTTACTCACCTAAGTTTGAAGCAGGTTCATTCGGTGGTAACGATAACATTGCTGCAGTAGGATCATAATCATGAAACTAATTAGAGAAGTTTTTGAACAAACAAACCTTATCGTTGAAGAAAAACTCGGTAAGAAAAAGGAGTACTTCATTGAAGGTGTTTTCCTTCAATCAGAAGTCACTAACCGCAATGGTCGCATGTATCAAGAAAGTATCATGGACAAAGAGGTTGGTCGTTACATGAAAGAATACGTTGAAAAAAATCGTGCATATGGAGAATTGGGTCATCCTGATACACCATCAATCAATTTAGATCGTGTATCACACTTGATCACATCGCTTCGTAAAGAAGGAACGAATTGGGTTGGTAAAGCAAAGATTTTAGAAACACCAATGGGTAATATTGCACGTGGTTTATTAGATGGTGGTGCAAACCTTGGCGTTTCAAGTAGAGCATTAGGCTCGCTGAAAATGAATAAAGAGGGCGTACAAGTGGTGCAGGATGACTTTATGTTATCAACTGCAGCTGATATCGTCGCCGACCCAAGTGCACCAGATGCCTTCGTTCGTGGAATCATGGAGAGCGCAGAGTGGGTTTATGTTGATGGAAAATTCGTGGAGAAACATATCGAGGAAGTGCAAAGAGCAATCAGAGCCACTCCCTCAAAGAGATTGGCCGAACAGTCTCTCGCTGAATTCAAGAAGTTTTTACAGAAACTTTAAGATTTATAAATAGAATTTAACGAAACTAATCGGACATAACCTACTAAAAACAGGAGACTATAAATGTCAGTTGAAAAGAAAATTGCAGAATTACTAGCCGAATCTAAGAGACTTCAAGATGCTCAAGACCAATCTGAAGAGGTTGTTGTTGAACAAGTTGAAGAGTTAGAAGAAGGTGCTGCTGAAACAATCAAAGCAAAAGGTACTGGTCAAGGTCAAGGCGACAATCCAGATAACAAAGGTAATCAGGGAACTGATAAGCCAGAAGTTAAAACAAACAAAGATGGCTCAAAAGCTGGTTCAGGTGGTGTCGCAGGACAAGCATCAGAATTGGGTAAATTGAAACAAGAAGAAGTTACTGTTGACGTCTCCGCAGACGTAGCAGCACTTGTTTCAGGTGAAGAGTTATCAGAAGAATTTAAAACAAAAGCAGCTACGATTTTTGAAGCTGCAGTTGTTACAAGAATCAAGACAGAACTTGTCAAGATTCAAGAAGAGTATGACGCTAAACTTGTAGAAGAGTTTGTGCAGATTAAAGAGGAACTCGTTGAAAAGGTCGATGGATAC